GGATCAGGATCGAAGGTATGCGGCGGCGCAACCTGCAGGGTTGTCACCGAGCCCTGTGCCGACAGTGAATAAGTCACTTTGGAAATCAGCATGTCGCCATCAAACCCGAGCACCGGATCCTTGACCTTCACCAGCGTGTTGTGACGCCACAGATCGCCGTTGGCCTGACGCCAGCCCTGTACCTGATAGGTGGTGGTTTGCGCCCGCCCCATGCGGGTGGCGCTTTCCCATTGGGCGCGCTGCTGGGCCAGTTCGAAAGTCAGCGCGGTGCCCTCGTTGATGATCGTGGTTCGTCGACGTTTGAAGCTCAGGTCGGCCGCTGTCGATTCAACTTCGCTGACGGCCGCCCCACTCTTCTTGTCCGAGCCCTTTTGCTGACCGATCACCCGGTATTCGGAGAACACCTGGCTGTGATCCATCGCAGCGTTGGCCGACAAGATGTTCTTGCCCAACTCCAATGCATCGCTGGCGCGCCCGCCACTGCCGGGCTTGGCCAGTACCAGCCGGCCTTGCTCGTCATCGGTGGAAAACACCCGGAACAACGAGAGCAAACGGTCGATCGACTGGAATACCGTTTCACCCGGCACAATCGTGTGCTTGGCCAGCCGCGAGGTCTCGGCAATTTCGTTGACCACCATCAACGAATACTCCATCGCCAAGGCCTGGACAATGCTCAGCAACGGTTGCTCCTGCCATTGATTGGGCCGGTTGGTGGCGGCGCAATCGACCAGATCCTGAGTTTTGGAACTGCCCTCGACACTCAGGCTGATCTGCCGACCGTCGTAGGTGATGGGCGCCTTGAACACGTAACCAGTGAGGACCAGATCCTTGCCGATTTTCACTTCGCAGGGGTCACCCGGTTTGATCCGTTGATCCACCGTCTGCCCCGGCCATTGCCAGGTGATGCCGAGTTTGAAGGTGCGAAACTGGCGCTCAAGATCAGCCGTGATTTGCACGCTTTTCCAGCCGCCGTACTCCATGTCGTTGACTATCAACGTAACGCGGTTATCCATCTCGCTCATGGTTCACTCCCCGGAGACTTTCACGTCGTTGGGCGAAAAACCCGGATGAGATATCCCGTTACGCTGAGTCACTTCGGTCACCCGAGTTGCATCGCCAAATTGCTTGTAGGCCACGACCACCGCCGGAAAGCTCTCCTGAAAGGATTTGCTGACTTGCCGCACACCGGACGACGCCACAGCCTTGAGATGCGCAATCAGCGCCTCTTTCACATCGCTGATGGCCTGGAAGTGCGCGGGGTCGGCCTTGTCCAGCATTGGATTGATCGCCACGGCCACGGCGTCACGCAGAGCCTGCATGTCGTCACTGACCGGGACTTCCTGCCGGGCCACCGGGCTGGTCGCCTGTTGGCCTACCGATGGCGTCGATTGCAGCTTCACCGGAGTGGTCGCCACCGGCATCGATGCCACCCATTGCGCCACTTTGACCAGCATTGTGTCCTGCACCAGATCCGCCATGGCTTGCGCCGCCGCGGTGGTGTCCTTGCCAGTGGTGATCTTCGGTGCATCGGCCTTGCGGATGGCTTCGAGTTGTTGCGACACGTCGGCAATCACGCCACGGTAGCCCTCCTTCGCGAACGCCTTCAGCTCCTTGATATCGCCGAGCAAACCCTTGAACTCCGCCGCCACTTCCTTGGGCAGCTCCTTGACGGCTTTGACCAGTTCGGTGATCTGTTTGTATTGCTCGATCAGCGGTTTGAGCTGTTCCTTGATCACTTCGTAAACCCCGGTCAGGCTGTTGCGCAGATTGGCGATACCGATCCGCGCAGCCTTGATCAAGGTCATCGCCTGTTCGAAGCGTGCCACCGCCGAACCCAGCAAAGTGTCAGCCTTGGACAACAACACTTTCTGCGTACTGACGGTTGCCGTCGGAAACGGCAACGGCTGATCGGGATAGAACTTCAGCGCGAACGTGACCAACCCACCGTCCTGGCGGGTGTGGGTCATGTCGCACTCGCCAACCTTGACTTGCAAGCGTCCGAGCCATGGATGCACCAGCTCACCGCTACCCGCCTCCAGCGCCTTGAGCAACTTGTCGCGCTGCTCCAGGCAATCGGCGCCGACGATAAATGCCGTCACCTCATGAGTCCGGGCCTGCTGGCCGAGATCTTCGAAAAACGGCAGGTCACGCTGCGGATATTCATGCAACTGACCTTTGCGACCGACCGGGGTTTTCGCCTGATCGATCCAGAACCCGACACCGCGAAAGGATGCCGGCAACAAGCGGTCACGCCAGTTCATTGGAACCTCCTGCCGACAGTGAGCGATAGCCGATGCGCGACGACAGCGCCAGGCCCGGTTGATTGGTTTGCGGTTGATCGGTACGCAGCCCGGCCGGCGCATTTTCGAAGCGCACGGTGAGGCCGCCCTCGAGTTGCGTGCGGTTGTTGGCGGCGCTTTGCTGGATCAGGGCGCTGGAAGATTGCGGCAACGTGCTATTCAGCGCCGCGCTCCCCGCAGGTGCGGCTGTGCTAGTGCCCGTGAGGGTCGCGAAGACGCCGGAGAAGTTGCCACCGAGCAGTTCTCTGACCTGTCCGAAGATGCCTTGCAGCTTTGTCCACATCTCACCGAACCAGCTCAGCACTGGCTGCCATGTTTGCTGGATCGACTCCAGCGGCGACTGACTGAACAGATCGCCAAACATGCCTTTTACCGATTGTGCATCCGAGGTCAACGATGCCCACAAACCGGAAAAATACCCAGTCACGCCATTCCAGGCCGCCGTTGCCGACTCCACGGGCAATACGTCGAACACGCTGCGCAGGTTGTCCTGCAGCACGGCCATCGAAGCCTGCAGGACATCCCAAAGCGCCGAAAACACTCCGGTCACGGGCTGCCACGCGGATTCAATCATTGCCACAGGCGATTGCGTAAAAATCGCTTTGACCTGTTCCCACTGCGCAGTCGCGTTACCTGCAACACCATCCACAAGATTGCCAAACACAGTGATCAGCGAGCCCCAGGCGCCAGTAATCGTCTGCACCGGCGACCAGTTGAACTTCGCTTTGAGCGCTTCCACACCGGCGCCAGCTTTGGCCTGTGCGCCAGCGAAGAAATCACTGACGACACTGCTCGCGGTTGCCAGTGCCTTGCTCATCACCTCGCTCGGAGAGAAATCGAACTTCGCCTTGAGCTTGTCGATCCCCGCTTGCGCATCCGCCATCGTGCTGGCGAAGAAATCACTGACAACACTGCTGGCTTTCGCCAGTGCCTTGTTCCACACCTCACGCGGTGAGAAATCGAACTTCGCCCTGAGCTTGTCGATACCTGCTTGCGCATCCGCCATGGTGCTGGCGAAGAAATCACTGACGACACTGCTGGCCTTCGCCAGTGCCTTGTTCCACACCTCACTCGGCGAAAAATCGAACTTCGCCTTGAGCTTGTCGATACCCGCTCGCACCTTCGCCACCAAGTCGTCGTAGTATTTTCCGATACTGTCGACTCCGGCATTAAAGTCCGCACCGATCTCTGCCCACGCTTTGCTGATCGATGCGCCCATCGAATCGATCGCCTGCCCGGTCGCCGCAACTCCAGCCTTGAATTTCGCCGCGACGTAGTCCCACATCCCGCCGAAGAATCCGGAAATCGACGCCCAGTTGTTGGTGATCAAGCGGGCGCCAATCACGATGATGGCCACCGCTGCCGCAATAGCCGCTGCAATCAGGCCGATCGGCGATGCCAGAATCCCCAGCACACCGACCAGCCCCATCGCCCCGACAGTCACCACCGTGAACGCCACGGCAGCGGCCGCCAGCCCTTCGACCAGATACGGATTGTTGGCGACGATCTGACCAATCGACGTGATCACCGGAGTCAGTGCAGTGACGATACTGTTGACCGCTGGCAGTAACGCCTGACCGATATTCAGCGAAATCTTGTCCAGCGCTTCGTTGAATTTTGCCAGGTTGGCCGAGGTTTCCCCCTGCACGACCTTCGGCACTTTAAGCCCCTTGAGTGCCCTGGCTTTCTTCGCCAGCGCATCCTGCGCCTCGATGGCTTTTTTGATGCCGTCCTGAAACGGCTTGAGCAAGCCACCCTCAGAAATGAAGCCGGCCACGTCCAGCGGCTCGAGCCCGCTGTCTTCCATGCTTTTCTTGAATGCTGCGACCTTGCCGCGCAGCCCCTTCATCTCGGTCTCCATCTTCTCGGCACCCTTGAGCACCACGAGCATGTTGACCGTGACGGGAAAGTTCTGCGGGATCAGGCTCAAATTTGTATTCGCCATCACTGCACCTGCTGCATCGCATTGATCCGTTGCGCGTGCTCCAGCGATTCGCGGAGCACATCCAGTGGCCTGGCCATCATCTGTTCGGGGTCAACCTTCCAGAACCAGGCCAGGTCATAGGCGACGGCGATCAGGTCGGTGATGGCGCCGACGCCGCACTCATGAAAAAACTTGCAACGGCCCAGCTCAGCGCGTTGAGGTCAGCCAGATCCAACTGGTTGACCGACGACGGCGGAATGCCGGCGCACACGGCGATGTATTTGGCCGCGACGTCCATGTCGAGGCTGACTTCTTCGCTCTTGTCGATCTTGTACGGCAGCGCCTTGATCGCTCGCACTTCCTGCACCGTCGGACGGCGCAGGACGAGTTCGGTCAGGGGCTCGCCGTGAGCTTCGATCGCAACCTGAAGCTTCACGGCGCCGCTCATTGCCAGGTCCCCTTGATGCCTTCGAATTTCAGTTCGATGGTCGCGTCATCGCCTTTGGAGACTGGCTCTTCGACCAGGTAAGCGCCGGCCAGCACATAGACTTTGCCGTTGCTGAATTCGCAGGTGACGGTGATATCGGTGCCGTCGATCAGCTTCTTCAGCGGGAAGTCGGGGGTGTGCAGCGCAGTCACTTTGAACGACGGTGCGATGTCGGTTTCCTTGTAGAAACCGGGTACGACGGTTTCGCGTTTGACCGCCATCAACGGGGCTTCGCAGCCGCCATTGATAGTCAGTTGTGCGCCGTCGACCTTGACGTAGCAGGTGCCTGCAATCAGTTGACCCATGGTGTTACTCCCTTTCATAAAAAAGCCCACGCGAGGTGGGCTGAATGCTTGACGTCAAACGCTGCGATCAGGCTGCGTCGTCGTATTGCAGGCGGAATTGGTTGAGCAGTGCGAACACGCGCAGACCGTTGATGTAATCCGGCGGGAACAGCACGTTCACGCGGCTCGGGTCCTGCACGTCGCGCTCGACGATCAGGTGCTCGGCGAACAGTTCGGCGTTTTCTACGTGGCCTTCCAGTTCGAGCTTGGCGTACTGGGCGATCAGCTCACCGCGAATGGTGCTCGGGGTGACGATTGGCTGGCCGGCGCCGAAACGGGTGCCGTCGGAAGCCAGTTTGTGCCGGCCGTACTTGCTGGTGATCACGCTTTGCAGACGACGCACGATGAACGCCGACTGGTGCATGGTTTCGCTGTCCAGGTAGGAGTTGTCAGCCTGGCCGTAAGCGTTTTTCTGGTAGGTGGTGATCGAACGCTGGATGCGCACGTAGCCGCCTTCGTAGTACGCGGTGGCGATGCCGTAGTTGAGCAGCGACTGACGCTCGGTCAGGGTGAAGCGCTCGCTCGCCGGCGCCGGATCGACACCCGGCAGACTGCCGCTTTGGGTCGGACGGCTGGCGTCGGCGGAGATGAATACCGAGGTGCGTGCAGCCAGTGCGGCGGCTTGTACCCAGACCGGTTGCGGAACGCCCGGCTCCAGCGCCTGAATGGTCATGTGCTGATCATTACGCGCCTGGCCTGCAGCGACCAGAGTGCCGACGGTGCCGCGTTTGGCGCTGTAGACGTGACCGAACAGTTGCTTGGCCCAGGACCAGCGACCGGTGCTGTCATCCATGACCGCTTGCCAGGTGTTGAGGGTGGCCAGATCCGACCACGGCAGTGCGATGAACTCGAACGGCTCGTCACCCAGTGCCGCGACAGCAGCGATCTGATCGGGCACGCCGGCGCCGCCGGTCATGGCGGTGACTGCGCTGGTCAGGCCAGCCGGGGTTTCTTCGCCGTTGCTCTTGCCCAGGCGATTGAATTGCAGGCTGATGTCATTGCCGCTGTCGCCAGTCCATTTGGCAGACAGGGTGACCACACCTTCGGCCGCTGCCGCACTCACCGGGAGATCGGCACTGGCATTGATTTTCTGCGCCAGCGCAGTGACTGCCTGAGCGGCGGTTGCGCCGTTGACCACGGTGGCTTGCACACGCACGCCGCCGACATACAGATTGAGCAGACCCGCCTGAGTCGCGGTGCCGGTCAGGGTCAGCACGCCTTTGGCGACGGCGCCTTCAGTGTTGTGCAGCGGCAGGCACCAGATCTCGCCGATCGGGTCGGCCTTGCGGAAGGTCTCGTACATCGAGGCGAGCATCGAGCCCTGACCACCAATGCTTTTCGCCAGTGCAACGCTGGAGACCAGCACCAGTTTGCCGACTTCACTCGGGGCGACGTTGTCGTTGACCTGGGCGACGATCAAACGGCGCATGGTCGAGCTCGCGCTATTGGCGGCCGAGTTGTCCATTTCGGCATAGAACAGCGGTACACGAATGTCCGCGGGGATGTTGCTGAATCCGATCGCCATTATTTGGCTCCCTGTGGTTTAGCCGCTTTTGCGGTTTTGAGTGTGATATCGCCGTCGGCCAGACGTCGGCGCCACCAGGCGCTGTCCAGCACTTCACGGCCTTCGAGGGGCAGCAGATCGCCCGCCTCCGGGTCAGGCACAGCACGGCCAGCGGCCGGCAGTACGGTGATGCGATTGCTCATGGGGTTACCTCTGCAGAGAAAGTCAGTTCCACGCGCCCATCGGGGCCCGGGCGTTTCAGGTTGGGGTCGGCGGGGTCGATCGCATCGACTCGCACGGTGGCCCCGGTAAAGGACGACAAACCGTCCAGTTCACGTTCGTGCCAACTCTCCGCAGGCTGACTTGGCAGATTGCGACCGAGCTGGAACTCGGCAAAAAAGCGCAGCCGGTAAAACACGCGGCTGCTGTCGATCGCGACCATTTCGCCGCCGTCATAAACGATGGCGTTGTAGTCGTTGTCAGGCTTGAACCCCACCAGCGCGCGCCACAGTTCGCCGCGCAGGTCATGCAACAGATCCAGCGCTTTTGTAGCGTCGGTGGCATCAAGCACGAGGACGATTTCGAAGCGGTCGCGGATCGGTTGAGTGATGAGGTTTTGTGCGGTGCTGCTACTGGCGACATCGGCCATTGGCAGCACATGGGCCGAGGGTGTCGGCAGATCGGAATTGCCTTGCAGCAATGCCAGATCAACACCTACCGCAATGTGACTGGCCAGGCTGGGGCATTGCGCACGCAACTGCGTGAGGATCGGGGTGATCTTCATGGGGGTGTTCCTGAGTCGGGGGAGTTATCGCAGGACACAATGGAGGAGTAAGCCTGCTCGCGGTGGCGTTGCCACATTCGAATTCGAAGTGTATGAGCCGCCGCTATCGCGGGCAGGCTGACGCGGTTGCCGGTGATCAGGTGTTCAGCAGCATGAAAAAAAGATTTGATAGAAAAAATTTGCGACGGAGGGCCAAGTTTCAAGCGCTAAAAAGTTGCCCCGCAATTACGCGGGGCATGCATCAGCGATAACTGATTAAAACGTCCAGACAGGACGATCATAAGTACTCCACGCACCGCCATCCCAATGGAAAACCCGTTTCGGCAGAATGGTCGGCGTAAAACCAAATCGTGCCCACACCGGTTTCTCGCTGATAATCGAGAAACTGCCATTAGCCTGTATCTTGGCCATCGCACCCGGCTTGCCAGCCGTGCCGGTAAACCAAAGTGGCGTATTGTCTTGACCATAAATAACGAAGTTACCGTCCTCCTGCATGACTGCACGAGTGGCACCTTTGTTTTGCGTCCAGCTCGCCCATAGCACACCGAGCGGACCATTCGAAACGACCAGGTTGCCGTCGGATTGGAAGACCAGGGTCGTGCCCCCCACTACATAACGTCGGTCCACTTCGAGCGTGGTACCGGTCGGAATGTAGATGGACTCCACCACTGGACTGATCGGAATGGCGGAGTTACTGGCCCACACGGGTACCGAGTCAGTCACAACGAGGTTGCCGTCATTCTGTAACGAGAGGTAGGTCCGAACGTAAGCGCCCCAAATGTCATTATTGAGTGGCGTGCTGTTTGCGGTACCCCACATACGCCCGTGAGTTGGATCGTTAAGAAAGGCGTAGTACATCAGATAAAAATATATCTTTGATTTATCAATCTGCTTTCCCGAAGAGGTAAACGGTTGACCGGCAGTTGCCACCCAAACCGCAGTGGCACCATCGTAGATCACTAGATTGCCATCGGCCTGAACATCCAGCCTGAAGCGTTTGTCCGGCGACTGAAGATATTGCCCGGCAGACATCTCATGCAGAGGTAGCAAAACCGAGCTGCCATTTTCAGTAAACGGATAACGAGGTAGCGTTGCCATAGAGTTTCACCTATTGCTCGATAAATTATTGTTTGCAGTCTGTAGCTGTCGGTTCGCTCACAGGCGGGTTGCGAGGATTGTTGGCCCTCGCATAATTCAGTGTCCTGCATCGAGGACATTTGATTTGAACTTGAAATACTGTATCTACTCTGGCCAGCAGGCGGTTGCATTGGCCGCAACGAAAATCGCTGAGCATGAATTGACCTCCGTATCAGATGCGTCGTTGTTTGTGCACTACTCCTTGTTGTCATTGCCTGAAGGAACTTCGCAGACGCCGATGCGCTTGGCGGCCCAGCGTTCGTATAGACCGATGGCCACGTCGGCGCCGGCCATGGCGGTCAGGCAACCGAACGCACCGGCGGCCCAGATCGACAACCCTGCGGCATACAGCAGCATGATCGCCGACACGCCGCAGATCATGCAGGCGCCGGAGCGCAGGGCCAGGCGCCGCAGCAGTGACCAGCCACGGGCGCCCTCTTTATCGGCACGCCACATTTCGCCGGACACCCCGCCCACTACGGCAAGGAGGATGACCAGCCAGATCGGCATTTCTGCCAGCGCTTGTTGCTCGCTTGTCATGTCACGCCTCCTGGTGTGATGGATGAGTGGTATGTGTTGGGTTCAATCGTTTTCTCTTGAGGTAGGCATTCCAAAAAGCCCGGAGTTTGAACGCCGGGCTTTTCAGTAATGCGCTCCTTCGCCTTCCTTTAAATCCTGTGTTCATAAAAGGAAGCTGACTTTTCGGCGCTACTGGCGCGGTACGAGTCCATTCAAATTGTTTTTCCGACCGCGGTCCCTGCCCGCCGGATAACTGCTTGTGGTGCTTTACGCTGCACACCCGGGTCAGTTGCCAACCCTCTGAACCGTTGAGGCCGGTTCATCGCTGCCTGTTCTTGTGGAACTAAAGAGCTTTCGTTTCCAGCCGCTTTGTCGAGCGGCTTGGTGGCAATAATATGCATGGATGCATAAACAGTCAATGCGCAAATGCATTTACTTATGCGAGATAATGCATATACGCATGGAAGCCGCATGGATCAAGGTTCCAAGGGTTTTTGACGGGCGAAAAAAAACCCGCCGATGGCGGGTTTTATCTGAAAGCGTTGTGATTACCGGGCGTACATGCCCCACCAGAAGACGTGACCGAGGATGACGATTTGCTCCTCCTGGATTTCCTGGAAGCTGTAGTCCTCGTCAGGGTGCTCGTCACGATTGAAGCTGCGCAGTCGAATCCCGGTAGGCAAGCGATAAAGCTGCTTCACCCGCAACTGGCCGTTGTGGTTGATCGCGTACAGATCACCATCAATGATGTCGCCGATGCCGCACTTGCCCGCGTTCACACCCACGGTTGCGCCGTCACGCAGTACCGGCAACATGCTGTTGCCGCGCACGGTCACGCATTTGGCCTGGTCGAACTGCACGCCGTTATGGCGCAGGCTGCGCTTGCCGAAGCGCAGGCTAGAGCGTTCGCTCTCTTCGATGACGAATCTTCCTGATCCTGCTGCCAATTCAACCTCGCGAAGAAACGGCACCGACACCTCGTCGTCATCGACAGGTGTGTCGTCGTCCCACAGCATTATGTCCTTGAGTTCTGCGTGTACGTCACCGCGCCCGGCACCCGCCGACGGCGCGACATCCGCGCGCCCGCGCAACTGATCGGTGCTCACGGCGAAGTACTCGGCGATCTTCGAAATATGTTTATCCGAAGGATCGACGATCTTCCCGCTGAGAATCCGCGAGAGAGTGGATTGAGGCACGCCGGTGCGACGGTGGAGCTCCGTGGGGGAGATCCCGTGCTGATCGAGCAGTGCTCTTAAGACGGAGGATACGTTGCGTTTTTGCATAACGCGCATAATGCTTGAAGTTATTCGCCAAGACAAATGCTGATTTGCATAATCAATGCATATAGCGTCTTTTCGACGAAGGAAATACACAGCGACCTGCGACGCCTGCGTCGAGCAGACTCCCCATGGTAACCTTGCGCCCATCGCGGAAAAGCCCGGTCGTTGTCCCCGCTTTTGCCCTACATCTTTTAACGAGTTGCCTGACAATCCGATGAATAAAGCCGTCTCCGATCTGTCCTCCCACACCCCGATGATGCAGCAATACTGGCGCTTGAAGAATCAGCACCCGGATCAGCTGATGTTCTACCGCATGGGTGACTTCTACGAGATCTTCTATGAAGACGCGAAGAAGGCCGCCAAGCTGCTCGACATCACGCTGACTGCGCGCGGGCAATCGGCGGGACAGGCGATTCCTATGTGCGGGATTCCTTACCACGCCGCAGAAGGTTACCTGGCGAAACTGGTCAAGCTTGGCGAGTCGGTCGTGATCTGCGAGCAGGTTGGCGATCCGGCCACCAGTAAAGGGCCGGTTGATCGTCAAGTGGTGCGAATCATCACGCCGGGCACGGTCAGTGACGAGGCACTGCTCGATGAGCGCCGCGACAACCTGATCGCCGCTGTACTGGGTGACGAGCGCCTGTTTGGTCTGGCGGTGCTGGACATCACCAGCGGCAACTTCACCGTGCTGGAAATCAAGGGCTGGGAAAATCTGCTGGCCGAGCTGGAGCGGGTCAACCCGGTGGAACTGATGATCCCGGATGACTGGCCGAGGGATCTGCCGGCGGAAAAACGCCGTGGCGTGCGGCGTCGTGCGCCGTGGGATTTTGAGCGTGATTCGGCGCTGAAAAGTCTCTGTCAGCAGTTTTCCACCCAGGACCTGAAGGGCTTCGGTTGCGAAAACCTGACCCTGGCCATCGGCGCTGCCGGTTGCCTGCTGGCCTACGCCAAGGAAACCCAGCGCACCGCCCTGCCCCATCTGCGCAGCCTGCGCCACGAACGCCTTGATGACACCGTTGTGCTCGACGGCGCGAGCCGGCGCAATCTGGAGCTCGACACCAACCTGGCCGGGGGCCGCGACAACACCCTGCAATCGGTGGTCGATCGCTGCCAGACCGCCATGGGCAGCCGTTTGCTGACCCGTTGGCTGAACCGTCCGCTGCGTGATCTGACCGTACTGCTGGCGCGTCAGACATCGATCACTTGCCTGCTCGACCGCTATCGTTTCGAAAAACTGCAGCCGCAACTCAAGGAAATCGGCGACATTGAGCGGATTCTCGCGCGAATCGGCCTGCGCAACGCGCGTCCGCGTGACCTTGCGCGCCTGCGCGATGCCCTTGGTGCGCTGCCTGAACTGCAAGTAGCGATGACCGATCTGGAAGCACCGCACCTGCAAAGTCTGGCGACAACCACCAGCACTTACCCGCAACTGGCGGCACTGCTGGAAAAAGCCATTATCGACAACCCGCCTGCGGTGATCCGTGACGGCGGCGTGTTGAAGACCGGTTACGACAGTGAACTCGACGAGTTGCAATCGCTGAGCGAAAACGCCGGCCAGTTCCTGATCGATCTGGAAGCCCGGGAAAAGGCTCGCACCGGGCTGTCCCACCTGAAAGTCGGCTACAACCGTATTCACGGCTACTTCATCGAGTTGCCGAGCAAGCAAGCCGAATCGGCACCGGCGGATTACATCCGTCGCCAGACCTTGAAAGGTGCCGAGCGTTTCATTACGCCAGAGCTGAAAGAGTTCGAAGACAAGGCGCTGTCGGCCAAGAGCCGCGCCCTCGCTCGCGAAAAGATGCTTTATGAGGCGCTGCTGGAAGATCTGATCAGCCAGTTGCCACCGCTGCAGGACACTGCCAGCGCGCTGGCCGAGCTGGACGTGCTGAGCAACCTCGCCGAACGCGCACTGAATCTGGATCTGAACTGCCCGCGCTTCGTCAGCGAGCCGTGCATGCGCATCACTCAGGGTCGTCACCCGGTGGTCGAGCAAGTCCTGACCACGCCGTTCGTGGCCAATGACCTGAGTCTGGATGACAACACGCGGATGCTGGTGATCACCGGCCCGAACATGGGCGGTAAATCCACCTACATGCGTCAAACTGCTTTGATCGTGCTGCTGGCACACATCGGCAGCTTCGTGCCGGCGGCCAGTTGCGAACTGTCGTTGGTTGACCGGATCTTCACCCGGATCGGTTCCAGTGATGACCTGGCCGGTGGCCGTTCGACCTTCATGGTAGAAATGAGCGAAACCGCCAACATCCTGCACAACGCCACCGAACGCAGTCTGGTGCTGATGGACGAAGTCGGACGCGGTACGAGCACCTTCGACGGCCTGTCGCTGGCCTGGGCTGCTGCCGAGCGCTTGGCGCATCTGCGCGCCTACACGCTGTTCGCCACGCACTATTTCGAACTGACCGTGTTGCCGGAAGCCGAGCCGTTGGTGGCCAACGTCCACCTCAACGCGACCGAACATAACGAGCGCATCGTGTTCCTGCACCATGTGCTGCCAGGGCCTGCAAGTCAGAGCTACGGCCTGGCGGTCGCACAACTGGCGGGCGTACCGAGCGAAGTCATCGTGCGGGCGCGGGAACATCTGAGTCGATTGGAAGAGACCGCGCTGCCCCATGAAGCGCCGAAACCGGTCAAGGGAAAACCCGCAGCGCCGCAACAAAGCGATATGTTCGCCAGTTTGCCGCACCCGGTGTTGGATGAGCTGGCTAAACTGGACATTGACGACATGACGCCGCGTCGTGCTCTGGAAATGCTCTATGCGCTGAAGAACCGGATATAA